GTATGAGTTGGTATTTCGCCAATCATCTCGTCCCATCTACTTTGATTGTATGCAAAGTCAAAATCTTTACCTTGTACTAATCCGTACTCTCTTATTTCTCGAACAATATCCATAATTTCATTTGGTGTCTTATAAAGTATCTTTATATTAACCATGTCATTCAATACCTGCCTCAGTACAGATTTCTTTGACAAGTAATATATCAGCAGGTACTGACTTAAACTTTTTTAACCAATAAGGCAAATCAAATGCAGGAGCAATTAAATCTAATTGATCGTCATTAAACTTATTCAACATGTCTTTTCCTGATTTAGAATTTAACAATACCCACGGACTTATCTTTCCGTTCCTAATGTCGTGTACTGCTTTATTTAAATTAACATAATTGAAATAGTGATTGAACTGTGCTCCACTTGTGTCGCCCCATTCCATCATAGTTTGTAAACTACGTTGTACAGCACTTTCAACAGGTTCTGTCTTGATCATCTCAAATAGATATAAGTCATATAGTTCATCACGACACCAATGATCTATTTTAACATCACTCTTGATTACAAAGTCCATAAACTTTTCTGGATACAAAGGCAATACGTTATTGATAAAACTGCCAAACTTAACAAAAGCATTATAGTAAGGACTTTTACAGAAATCTTCATAGGTCTTATCTTTTTTACCGCCCTGTCTTACCCTAAAGAATTTATTGAATGCCATGTATCCTGCCTGCACACGCTTCTCATCTTTTTGCATCGCCCTTCTTTTATTTTCGCACATGTGAGCATATAAGGTCTTCTCTTTCATGAAGGCCTTGCCGCAATGTACACAATTAAAAGGTTGGTCGGCCAATGCTATCATTCTGCAAGTTCGTATGTCGCTTCAAAAATATCCGGCTTACAAGCATAAAACTCACCTTGTACACCTTTAATGATCCAATCACCGTCTGTGGCAATATGTTTAACAGTTAAGTGAACACCATCTTCCAGTGTACCAATTTCTGCTTCGGCTGGACTGTTATCATGTTCTTTGCGAATATTGCCTAAGGCAGATCCACAAAATTCCTCAAGTTGATCAATACTGTCCGGATAGACAAATTGTACGGCATCAATTACTACAGGTTTTTTTCTAAACTTCATTCGTATTCCTTTCTTTGTTTCTTATCAAATCCCATTTTATCAAATAGTTCTGTTTTATCTTGTTTGGTCATCAGGGCCGCCCAAACTTTGATATCATCAAGTTTACGTGCCGGATATAATTCACATAACAATTTTTCAATCTTATCTGCTTTGCCTTTTTTACCAGCGGCAAGGTATGGATGAAATGCTGGCACGCCAACACCACATGCCGCATACAATTTCCATAGCAAGCCTTTATGATCTTTGCTTAACAACCAATGATTCTTATTCAATAGCTCATTAGTCATTTCTAAGAAATGTTCTTGTACATCAATATCATCTTGTACATTTGATATAAATCTCATTAACACATAGGGACTAAACTCCTTCTGTTCTTCCGGAGTTAGTTTATCATAGAAGTCGTAATCTTTAAGGTCGACCGCTTTAAGTTCTCGTTTAATGTCTAGTGCCATATTATACTGGGTGCCACATTGGTGGATCGGGTTGATCTTTTTTGCTTAGATAATATATTATTTTAACACGTTCTAAGGCTTTTTGCAATTCTTCATTGTCCAATGCCGCTCGGTTAATATCGTGCCAAAGTTGAGATTCATTTGGATTACTCATATAATTTCTATTATCCAGTGGATCTCGTTTGTAATCGTATCCCACAACTGTCCTTTCAATGGATCCAACTTCTCGAGAATATACTGTATCCCCTACTCGTTCATAAATGAGTGTTGCACCAGGAGTAAGCGATCCCATATCTTACCAACACTTTGTATAATCTACTATCTCACATTGCCGGCTAACTTCTTTAACAAAATAAGCACACAATGGATTGTCGCCACCATGTAACGGAGTACACAAGAGCTGTCCGGGTCGCATTTTTGGAAAGTACCATTTAACATCTTGGTATACGTCAATAATATCAATATCGTGAAATTCTGGTCTAAAACTAGTTAACGGATTAAAACAGTATGTTCTAAATCCTCTATCATTTAAACTAGTAATTGGAAGGATTTCCATATCTGGTCCTTCTGGATCTCCAACGATTGTACACCAATCTAGTGGCATTGTAAGTTCGTGAGGTCCAATCCTAAGCACTACTGCTGGTCCTGTAAAACTTTCAAGGAAAATTAAAGGTATATAGAAGTAATCGGGATTCTGATTGTCGCTGTTGTCAAGTACAGCAAACCTTACATCGTCTTCGATTTCGTCAGGTAGATCATTAAGATAAAATGTTTTATTATCGAGCGTTAAAATCTGCATTATTGGTATTTTACCTTTTCTATTGTAAATGGGTACTTGGCATCTTTATAGAATTTCTTTCGTTCTGTTAGATGTCTCTTTGCGTATTTTGAAGAGGCCGTGATGTCCCATATTTGTACGAAGTCCTTGTCCTCTGCTTTTCTAACGCCTCGCCCAATACTTTGTATAACGCGGGTAAAGCTCTTTCCGGGCTCCAACATAACCAGATTAAAAATCCTTGGGATATTAAGACCAACAGCGGCCACGCCGTAAGTCGCCACAATAATCTTGTTAGTAGCAGTTTTAACTTCGTCATATTCTTCCTTGCGTTTTGCAGATTTTACTTCACCTGAGATAAAAACACTATCTTCAATAATACTTGTTATTATACGCCCTGTTTCAATTCTGTCAACCAGGACTAGAGCATTCCCGTTTTCTGCAATCGCGGTAATCAATCCGATTATATAATTCAGTCTAGTTTCATCAGTTACCAAATATTTTAATTCTTCAGGGTAACTGCCAAACTCTTTCCATTCTGCTGTTTGAACAATATTAACATGACAATTAGATAACACGCCTTTGTCTTGTAGTTCTTTAGCAGTTACACGACCAACGACTTCACCTAGACTAGCACGTAGACTTTGGTACTCAAAATCCTGTTTTGGCACCGTTCCTGTAAGGCCCCAGCGTATGGGCGCATTGGCTAGATTATGAGTTAATAATTTTTTTAGAACTTCTGCCTTTGCCTGATGTACTTCGTCTACGATGACTGTTTGAACACCGTCTAAGAATTCAGCTAGTGATAATAGCTCGCTGTCATTTTGTGATTTTTTGTCTAAAATATTGAGACTTTGCCAAGTACAAATAGTGTGTGTCTTTCCTAGATTCTTTCTATCGCCAAAATACACACCAACGTCTAACCCAACGTTAATAAAATCTTCTTCAGTTTGTAACACTAGATCTTTGTTTGGAACTATCACAATTGACCGACCATATTTTTCCACAATTTTTGCCAAAGTTGCGGTCATAATAGTTTTGCCTGCACCAGTTGCAACTTCCTGTAATGCCTGCGGATTCTTTAAAAAATTGTTAACAACATTAACCTGATCGTCTCTCAGTCGAATTGGATGGCCTTCAAACCTATGCCCTTTAGGCCAGCATTTTTCACCCCAAAAATCCTCAAAAATCTCAGAAAATTCCAGGTTAGGACTAGTGCGATGATCCTCAACTTCTATATGGTAATTTTTATTTTCAAGTTGGACCAGTACATCTTCGAGCATTGACAAGTATGTTGTTCCACCAAGACCAAAAAACGGAATTGAACCGTCCCATCTCCCCAATTTATAACTAGGACGATACCTTGCAGTAGGGTCTTCATACTTGAATTTCTTAACTAGGTATTTTCTTGTTTCTAAATCAAGACCTTCAATCTTAATGTTTACTTCATCTTTGATGATAACTTTACACGTTGGCAAAATCTGATTCCTTCAATGTATAGTTTATCACAAAATGGTGATTTTTTAGGTAATTTGTCAAAGTATAGTGAACACCGGAAATACCAAAATTCAAAATTGTTGAAAAATTCGTTTTTGACTCAACCAATGGTTTAGGAACCTTTCCACTAATAAACACGATTTTGATTTTTTCCAAAATTGGGTTGTTAAGTTTATTTTCTTTGATGAAAGAATTGGTATTTTTTCCAGTTTCACCTTCTAGCCTAAACAGTACGGTCATCTCTTCAGGAGAAATTCCATATTTTTGGAAAAGTGTGTAACATAGCTCTAAATGTTTTAATTCTGAACCACCAGGAATGACCACTAGGCAAGGCAACGAACATTCTAATATACTAGTAATGTCAGACATTGTCAATTTTTCTCTATCTTCAGGCAAACTTGTGAGATTTGGTGAAGTTAAGAATTTTAATAGGAAAGGATTGAGTTCAATTTTTCCTAAAACATGATCAATTGTTTCTGACCATACGGTAATACCATATTTTCTTGCAGTGACTAACACATCTACCACATCAAGACTAGTAGGTTGCGGTACTATCGAAGGAACGTTGATAAACTTGAATCTATTTTCTTCAAAAATTACCATAGGTACATAATTTTCAATATTATTTTGTACCAAATCTATTTGATTAACTATATCTTCAAATAGTTCATCAACTACAAATGAGTCATCAACAATATTGCCGTTAATCCATGAGACATGTTCTTCCCTTAAATCAAAATCCCAAGATTTAGTGTCTATATTCCAGTTAATAGTACTACCAACATGGGATTTATGAGATAATAATTTCTTATATCCTTTGATGTTGGCAATCATCAATTCGTTATAAGGAAAATTAATAGAAACAATTTTTTTATTTGAACCGTTAGCTTTTTTTATGGTAATTGACTTGGATTGGTTGATGACTCGTATAGGTAATTTGTATTGAGGCTCATTGTAGAATGATGTAATGTCCTTACCAAGTGCAACACTTAGATGTCTTGAATATTTTTTTATTAATTTTAAGGCAAGATAGGATTGTTTTTCTGTAAATCCATTACCCATAACAATTTGGCCTGACAAACTGTTTATGATAGACTCATCCATTGAAAAAACTGGGATAGCCTCTGCAATAAACAGATACTGACCGTCCCCTGCTAACCTATTGATTAAATCTTCTATAAACATAACATATTAGATCGAAGCATCTTCCATACCAGCAGTACGCAATTTGATAATATTGCTTAACTGCCACTGTTTGATGTCAAGTCCTTTGATAATCCCTAACCATTGATTACGCAGTAGAGCAAATTCATTGATAATTTTTTCCATATCAATAATATCCGGTTCTCCTTCAACATATTTCTCAACGTCTCTAGAACTCAGTGCTCTCTGGTAGTTTTCTAAATATTTTCTAAACGTCTTTGACCGAAGTCTTCGGAGTTCAATATTAAGGTACTCAAGTATACCTTCAATTTCTTGCAGTTGATTGAATCGTTGTTCCACCATACCAGGAAGAACAGAGCTTGATTTCTCTATGTTACCATAGATCTTGACCTCTGTTCTTGCCTGGTCTAGTTCACTATAAAAGTAATCAATACAGGCAGGAAGATGCGCGATATCCTTGCTGATTTTTGAGTACCAATGAGACATTAATAGTCCTCATCTTCATCAGTCCCATAGTCTTCATCAGCATCTTCAAAATCAGCGTGTTCATCTAACACAGCTTTGATTGCATCGTCAAGGTGTGGGTCAAATCCCATCCACCCTTCTAGGTCTTCGGTCTTAATGTCCTTGCCTAACAACCAATCAACATACTGATTTGCTGCCATCTCTTTATTTTTTTCGGGGACATACTCTCGAAATGTATCCCAAATCTCCATGATTAAACTCTCGTCCATTATGCTTCCTCTTCAGAAATATCTAATGTTGTCAAAGACTCCGCAGCCTTAGCATCCCACTCGTTCATGATGACATGTAGTTTATCTTCAGTCCAATTTTTACGAAACTCTGCAACAATCTCACCAGTATCTTTACTAGTGTATGCTAATTTATTCCCAACCTTGGATAATATACCCATTTTCTCAAACATATCGACTAAACCGCTTGTAGGGCTCATGCCAGTTGAATACGGAATCTCAACTTGTACTGATTCGAACGGTTTAGCATAACGTGTCTTCATGATTTTACATGCAGAACGAATACCAAGTACATCTGTTACTTTGTTACCGTCAGCATCAGTCTTAAGTTTTAATTTCTTCATGGCAACCACGATAGAACTTGCGTAAACGAAGCCTTGGCCACCTGAGATTTTATCGTCTGGGTCGAACATATCTTGACTAGCGTATGTATGATTTGTACAAACCATTCCAACATTATAACTCCCAAACATGTTTACACAGTTACG